AAGGCCACACTGATGAGGCTACTTATGTCTACAGTGACCCCCACGGCTAAGGCGTTAATGTAATTCGCCAAAGCCGTTTGTACTCCACCTGTGGTCCCCGTAGCTGTCAGATGCACGGTCATTGCAATCGTGGATATATTCACAATGGTAGGAGCTACAACTGTGTCCTGCACAGTGAAGGCACGGGTGTTATTCACGGCGTTGCTGATAGATGTTATCAGGCCGGCGCTGGGTGGGAGGGAGTTCTGTTCCACCACTACGGTAAAGTACCCGTACTCAGTAGCACCAGTCTGCGTCTCATTATCCAGAATCTGATAGTCCAAACCTGCGCCGGTGGCATTGATGGCACCCTCAATGGCACTAAGAGTGGCGCTCCCCAACGATTGCAGGTATCCAATCCACCGATTGAAAAAAGCAGTATCGGTTTCAGCAACTGTGCCATTGCTGATAGCAGAGGCATTAGTTACAGTGGATAACCCAGGGATGCTGCTGGAAATCTGGTTAAGTTGATTGGCGCTGATGTTCCCTACGGTGCCGATTGTGGTGCATTGGGCGGTAGCAAAAATTGAGGTTACACCAGCAACAATGATATAAGCATTTTGAGTTGCGCTGTATGCAGGTTGGGTGATGTCAGCAATGATCTGGTATTGAACGGCACCACCTTGCGTCTGAATCAAGGTCCCCACTGGTATGACAACGTTGTAAGTCAACACACCCGCAGTACCCAAAGTCACCTGCCCCTGAGCCGCCAAAGCCGCGAGCCGCACGAAACCAAACTGTGCCATCCAAGTATCCAAATTCACGCCGGTTGAAGTCTGGGCGCGGGCAAAATTAGCCAATGTATCAGCCAAGCCCTCCATAAATATGTTCTGAGCTGACACCGCTTCAAAGATTGCCAGCAGCGGATCACCAGGAAGCAACACAGGATTCGTGTTGGCACTGGATGCCCACTGGTTAATCATGTCCTGAACCAGAGTCTGAAATGGGGTCGTGGTAATGACCGGAGTTGTTATTGGTATGGTTGTAGTCATTAGGCTATGCTCAGTGAAACCTGTCCTGTTTGATTGTTCACCAAGGTCAGGGTGACGATGGCTAGATATTCATGCGCCTGCGGCATTGACAGTTGCAGGGCGGGGGGTGTGGTTGGGTCCAGATTCGGGGTAGAGGCTGCAGCTTGGACGCACCGCTGGTTAAAAGCATCCGCCACACGCGGCGAATTCAAGTTGAGGCCAACAAATTGACCTCCACCCACACCAAAGGTGGGGTGAAACACATAATCAGGTGGAATGACACCACCGTTAGCGGCAGCAGCTAATGGGTTGGTCAGGAGAGCGCGCACGAAGAACTGGCGGGACTCGTCCCAACCCGTGGCAAACTGCACCGAGCCGTTAGGCGTAAGCACCAAATCCTGCCCGTATTCTAAGTAAAGCTCACTCATTGTTTAACCGTCGGTTGCCGCTTTTGTGGACTTTATAGTAGAAGCAGTCCAAGCCGTTTGTGGTATTCCAGACACGCCGCTACCAGTTGTGACCCCTAGATGCGTGTGAGAGTTAAAAGCTGTCACTAATGCCGACACCAGTGCCAGAGCGTCACCTCCAGCTCCTAATTGTAACAGAGGCTGACCACTACCCGTGATATTCACGTTGTTAGAGCCTCCCACGTTTACTGTGACTTCACCATTATTGGCTATGGTTATGGTGGTTGCGCTGTTGGTAGAGCCAGCCACCACCACATCACCAGTGCTTTTCATATAAACGTTTGAGCCACTCTCATGCTTGATAAGCAGTTCCCCAGACTTTAGGGTTTGGGTGGTTCCAGGAGGGGGCATGAAGGGCGCTGGTGTGAAGAAGGGCATCGCCGCCATAAACGCCCCGGTACTGTCATCCATCACAAATAACACCACCAGTTCCCCACCCGTAGGATTGGAATAAGTGGCACCTCCATGCAAACAAAATTGCACACCAAATCCATTGCCCACCATCGGCGACATCAATGGAATCCAACCACTCATTGTTGGAGTGCCCTCACCCCCCGTGTAAGCCGGGATCATCACCTGGACTGCGTGCTGCGTGGGATCGTAGGTCACCACATGTGCAAACAACACTGGGAAGAAGTCCCCCCGGCGAACTTCAGCTGCGTGCATGATGGCTTCAGTCAGTAAATCACTCATTAGCTTTCCTCCTCCCCAAGAACTGTGGAGGTTATGGGGAAGGTCCAGCCCGTGATTTTGGTGGTGAACCCACTACCAACGCCTTCAGCAGCTCCAGTCCCCCCTTGTGGAACAGTAAATTCGTGTTCCACCTTATTGATATAGAATGTCCGGGGACCCGACCCGTCTATATTTAACCACAACAAGTCCATACCGGAACCGTCCAATGTGAATTGGGTTTGTGGAACCAGATTGGCAATTCCATCTATAGTACCCTCCACAATGATTTCATTCTTGGCAATTTCCAACGCCCGCTTATAGGCTTCCGCCTGTGCTTGGTTGTAATCCATTGCCTGACGCGCACGGAACACGTAAATGGGCCGGCCCAATGCCCCCATTAAATTGGAACCGCCATAGGGATTCACTCCTTTCTTAAACCCAGGGCTTGATACTCCGAAGGTATTCCATGCAGCTTGATTTGCGGTGAAGTTAGCATCATTCACATAGAGCAATACTGCTTGATGAGATGTGATCGTAGCATAATTGTATGAAAGCACCACGACACCAAAGGTGGAATTTCGACGAGCGTTGTGGGTGATATTCAAATCCATCAATGGATATTCTGTAAGCGAGTTCTTGTTTGCCTGTGTGGGAGTTGTCTGTATTAACTGCTCAGACGGCAAATTCCAACTGAATTGCAGGGGGCCTGATAGCGTGCTAGGCAACAATGATGCAACCTGAGAGGCACTGGTCTGCATGGGTCCGAAATACAAGACCCGCCCAGGGGTAATGTAAACTGCGTAGGGTGTAGTCTGACTCGCTAAACGTGAACAGAATACCAGTAACTCCCAGACAGGCTTACCTGCTGTGGCGTATGTTTGAGTATCCCCTATCAACGTACCCAACATAGGGTAGTGCCCCAAATTATCTACTGTTAACTGACTGGTATCCAATGCCTTGGTAAAGCCGTAATTCGCCGCTGCCTGGGTCACAAACTGGGGAATAGTCATCTGGTTGATTTGCCATTTAGCGGTTCCAGTCGCTGAGAATGAGGAAGCAGCCTGATTGGCGGCTGCAGTATTCAGAAAGGCCAACTGGTCCTGCATGGTGATTTTGCTGTCCACCAGGATGCCGGCCCAATCCCGGCCATGCAGGGTCACGGTGTCACTGCGAAAGTCCCAGTCCGACTTGTCATACTCACCTCCAAATACCAGATAATCGTTGTTTCCGTATTGATCGGTGACAAAGATTTGCACGGGGATGGGGGAGATGGTCTGCAGGGACAGATTGTAGATGTCAATGTTGGCTTGGCGCAGATATTCCAGACTGGTTTCAATTTCAAATGAGCCCACGGCTCCGTAACTTGGAAGGGTAACGGACCAATGATAAACCTGCAGCTCTATACCCCCAGTGACTCCGGTGGGGCTGCTGGCAGAAGTTGTACCACCAATTACTACCCGGCTGCTAATGGCAAGTGGCCCGGGAGCAACGGCAGGGCTTCCCAGAGTGGGGTTTGAAGAACTAACAGGCATTACGGCATCCCCGGAGTGATGGCAGAACTATGCAACGGCAAATGAGAAGTACTGTTGATGATTTTTTTAGCTATAACACTACTCACAGCATTACCAACTACTGTGCCATTCAAAATCACTGTTACGTTTATGGGTGCCTGACCGGCCCCAGTCATAGGCCAAATATCGTTCAATAATGGATGCGCTTTAGCAAAAGCTGCGTCTTGGGCTGATTTCTTATTAGTTATGAAATTGGAGTTTTGGACAGCTTTACTCCACAAATTAAAAGCTGTGTTCAATGCCACCATTTGGTTAGCACTTTCACCAAACTTAAACGTCTTAGAAATAAGACGAGTCAACCAAGTATTAGGCACGCCCCGGCTGCTTCCAAATATGTCTGTAACAACCCCCTTTGCTCCTTTAATATCAGCACCAGGATCACCCCACAAATTTCCAAAATCGTCTTTTATTGTACCAGCGGCTTTGCTGAGGTTGCTCCCGCCACCACTAAGTACTTTGCCCACCATATTCCATAGTTTGCGGATGGCTAAGTACCCACCCACACCTGTAACAGCAGTCACACCATAACCACCAATACCAGCTACAGCTTTATTGTTATGAGTGAAGTTAGCTAACTTGTTTACAAGCCCAGTCAGGGCGTCAACTCCCTTTATGAGTCCTGGAAATGCCAACGCACTAGCGAGTTTATGAAATGCCGTCACAAGTTTGGCGAACGCAGTAAAAACAGTCTCTTGGGGTTTGAAGGCTTTACCGGCTTTCACAGCAGCATATTCAGTACCCAACTGACCCCCAGCCATCAAGTGCATCATATCCCGTATAAATCCTTGAGTGTCTGGACTAAATTTAGCACGCCCTAATGTAGCCATAACACTTGTGTCAAACAACTTACGCGCTTGGGGGGTCTTTAATGTCTTATACTGCCCCGCGAATTTAGGCAGCAACACATCCATAATAAATGCTGTCGGGTCCTTGGCGTACTGGGTCAGAGTTTTATTATCCGCACCAAACGGTTGACCAGCAGCAATAGATTTAATATCGCGGACTCCGGCCAACTGCAGCATCGGCCCCATCAAGGCAAATTGCCGTTTTGGAGTCACTTGCAATTTTTGAAAAACATCTTCAATAGCACTAGCTGCTTGTTGTGAATCACCAGTAAGGAAGCTAATACCCGCCAGTTTGTCCAATCCCTTATTGCTGATATTCTCTTTAAGGGTCGCATTAAACCCAAGTATTGCTTCCACAAACTGCCTAAAATCCTGCGGGTTATTAAATATCTTAGCTAAATTACCAAATTCAAGCTGCATTGCTTTCTGCTCTGCGCCCATGTGCTGCACATCGGGCTGGGCAATAGCAAACCGTCGAGATGCTTTTAGAATCTCACTTTCAACTCCCATAGCCATACCACGGTCACCATACAGATTCATCAATGCAGTAGTCTGAGTTTGAGTGCGCCCAACAACACCAGTATTACCAGTCAACCGGCTTATGGCGGCTGATTGATTTAATAGTTGTGCAGGAGTCATAATCCCCGCTGCGGAATTAAAGGCACTCCCAACTAGCGCCTGTGACCCTTTAGCACCAAACCCCATTCCCTGCAATCGGTTAATCTGAGTTTGCAACAACCCCATCTGCCGAGTCAAATCCTCGAACACACGAAAAGCCATGCGACCAGCCATATATATGGACATAAGGCTAATTGCCATCTTACCAAACCCGGTCAACGCGCCTGTAGATGCCCTACCAATACCAAGCAGGGCGTTCTGCACCCCGCGCAGCCCCACTGTAGCCGCAGCTACGTCAGCTTTGACCGTTACGCCATAAACGAAGTTTTCGGAATTTGAGGCCATTTAATAGTCACTCGCTACTTCAGCGGTATGGCTACTGCCAACACTGAAGCCTTCAGGCGGTTTCCCACTGTATAGTTTGTGTAACATATTGTCTATGTCTTGTACCACAAATGGAACAAGTGGGCGGGGAGGAATGGTAGAAGTTCCGGTCTCATGCCACACCATCATCTGTCCTATATCAATAGGCCGGGAATCATACGGATGTTCACGAATCGTGTTGTTCTTGATACCGGAAGTGACCTCTACAGTCTCAGTAGTCACACTCTCCTCATGGGTGAAGGAGTCACGCAAGACACCAGAACGCAGCAGGGGTCCATCAGCGGGATAGCCCTCCTGCACACGATCTTGCCGTGTAGTTTGAGACAACCCCACCCACCCCGGTTGATATTCACCCAACTTGGTTTGGAATGAAGACGTGATGGCTTCCCCCATTTGTTCAGCAACTGGCCCCAGACGATCAATAATCTGTTTGCCACGTTTGAAGAATGCTTCAGCTTGTAGGTCTGCCATATTAACCTCCAGGTGCGGTCGGCGGTACAGTTGGAGGAGGCGGCAGATTCAAGGTGAACTGTCCCAGTGGCTGCATATCCGTAAGTCCGTTGGCGGCTGCGATGACGGGAGCCAAGGAAGCATCACCTAGAACCGCAGACGATATACTGAATAGATTGGGGTTGGCTACTTGTATCGTAGCCAAAGTAGTAACAGTTGCTGCGGTGATTGAGTTTACGGTCCCAGTAACCGCTGAGTTGGTTTGTAGTGCAAGTGACTGTAACTCCGGCACCGCAGAATTGGAGCCGGTGATGAACGGTGTAATCGCTCCAGACACACTGGATGCCAGATTCAATACGTTCTGGAAATCGGCAGCCGTAGCGTTATTGTATTTCAGCAATAGTGCCGTAAGGCCATCTTGGAACAAGCCCAAAGGCTGTCCAATGGCATAGGGCATGGACGGATTGGCCTGCACCACCGCTATCTTATTGGCCTTCTGCTGCAGCACCTGCCGCTGGGACACATTATTCGGGGCGTTCTGAATCTGGGATTTGTCTTGCGTTACAACTATTGATAACTCATACGAAACGCGGAACTGATTACGCACATTGAAATGGCTGTTTTCAACGTAACCAATAAGGTCTACACCGCCGTAAGACAATGTGATTGCGGCCCCGGAATTGCAGATATTCTTCAGGGCCTGCATACGGTCCAGCGCCGTAGCCACATTGGCACCTGAGCCAAACTCAATAGGAATCAGGGTAGAGGTGGTGGCACTGGTGACTACTTGATTGCCGAACAAAGCGAATAGCCAGCCACTAAACTGAATTTTTGCCGGGAAGTAGCCGAGAGTTTGGACCGTGCGGATGCCCCCGGGGAAGTTGTGAACGGCGAGCAGTTGCTCACCACCCAAGTATGTCAGGTTTTCTGGAATCTCATAACCGTGGAAGGTAAATGTACCCTGCGCAGACGCAAGCTGCAGGATGTAATCACCATCCTGGGAATAGGTAGGAGCGTTGAGCGTGCTTTTGAGCGGCAACAGATTAGAAAAACTCGGTAATGGCATTGTTATTTTTCTTGTAGGCCACCAATACCTTCATTCTAGCACCTATTTGGGGTAGGTAATCTCCCCAGTACCCCAGTCAACCCGGCCACCTTCATTTTCGGCCATAACGTAGAGGAAGGCAGTCCGCAGCGTGGGGTCCATAGCCTCAGCCTCTTTCCAACTCATTCCAAACTTGACCGCGAGGGCGATGCTGCGGAACTCACCCTCGTTTACGATTTTTTTATGATGTTCAGACTTTCAGCGGTCAGCGGCGGCCAGTAATGGGAGTAGGCCATGATGACCTCATCCTCTCCGTCTGGCCCCAGCATGTTACAGATGACCCTCACTTCCACCATGTTTTGTGGGGTAGCAATGACAGTGCCGGCGATGGAACGGATATACATGAGTGCCCGCACTAGCATGAACAACATCGGGTTATCGGGTTGGTCCGCCAGGATGCTGGCAACGGCGATCATAATGCCAGTCTTAGGTGGCCCCATGATGACTTCAGTGCCATTGCGCAGGGTAAGCTTGATCTGGCCGTCAGCCAACTCAGTGGGCTTCTGCAACTCCGTGTGTTTGTTCACCACGGCATCACGCACGGCTTTACCGGCATCGGGTTCGGTGACTGAGGATGAGGTGACTTTGACTTGACGGCGGTGGGTTTGCGTTTCCATGCAATTACTTCCTTGTTAAAAGTTATTTAAATTTCTTGACAACCTTCTCAACTGCAGCTTCCAGTTCCTGTGGAAGCAGGTGCAGGGTCTGTTCTGCAAAGCGCACAAACACGGGGAAGGAGGCAACCGGAATGATTGCCTCTACTTCCCCAATAAGCCCGTGCAGCTCTTTATTTACATGCGATGCCGCAATCGCTACTTTCTGGCCGATTTGTAGGTCAGCAAGCAGCATTAGATTATGGCCGCAGCAAGGGCTGGCACGATACCCTGCAAGGTGCTGGTGCTGATTACGTTCTCGGCATTAAACTCAAACGTCTGATCCACTTCACGGATGTCGGCGAAATTGCCCCATTGCGGACGCCCAAACACAACACCTGTGAAGATGTATTGGTCGGTGGTGCCATCGCGGTTCAGAACCTGACAGGATATAGTCCACTTTGGCAGGAGACCTGCGGAGTAGAACGCCTGATACAACTCGACAAAGATACTGGACAACGCCCCGTTAAACCGGGTGAAGTGCATGTTGCCGGTCATACCAGAGGGAATAGATAAGTACAACGGTTTGCCGCCCCGGGTAATAGGCTGAATCTTTTGATTCTCCATATCCCAAGTGGCTTCGATAGAACGCAGATGGCCCAGCGAGCCGGCATTGAATGTGTCACCGTACTGATCTGAAATTGTCACGGAAACGTCCGTTCCGATGTTGTAGCCATTTACCGTTAATGAAGTTGTAGCCATTTTATTATTTTACTCCGCGTTAAATTTGCCCAGGCCCAGACGAGGAACCTGAAGTCACTACAGTCGTGCCTCCCTGTAAGGAGAGAATAAAATACCAAGTCGAAGCCAAATAAGTGATGGCACTATAGGCATACAAGTAATGCTGTGAAATGGTGGTCGGGGTATTCACACCTTGATTTGGATTGCCACTCGCGGCGAAGCTGCAGACATTCTGGTAACCACTGATGCGGTTGGCATCCAGCAACTGCTGGGTGAATTTGTCGAGAACGTGCTTGACCTGTGCGCGAGTCGGGTCATTGGGTAACTGGCTCTGCAACGAACCAACGAACTGGCCCATGTAGTTGCTAAGGCTCAGTGCCAAGAAGTTAGTGAAACGTGTGTACTCCACCGGCTGTTTAGCGGGTGAGGCTGAGGTGTTGCGGCCACTGGCCATACCAAAGGTAGCGCCACCAGGAATTGGATTGGTGATGATAATGCAACCGGCTTGATCCAAGGCACCCAGTTCCGCCAGTGTATAAGGCTGGGGTGTGCCATAGGGGTTGTAACGCTCAGTGCCTACAACACCAGAGACAGGCACATTCAACGGGCTGGTTTCAGGTGGGATAACAGCACATGTGCCACCAATAAACGCATACGGAGGCACCAGACGAATCTGGCCGTTGATCGGATCGTACCAGTAAACCCAGTTGCCAGTAAATGTCAGGTTTATGGACTGGATACCAAGCGTCTGCAGAGTTGACAGCATCGTAGTCGTATTGGAGGCTGCACCTATTACTGCGGTGAACAAGCCCCATGCCGGAACGGAAGCAATAGCTGTAGTCAGGTTCGCCGCTATAGTGGAATCTGAAAGACCGGAACACCAGACGATGCCGACCTGTGGCAGAAGGTTCTGCAGCGCATAGACGCCCGTGTACGGTGAGGAGGCATTGGAGCCCACCAACTGCGCAGAGATGATTGACCCACGGCCATCGGTGCCACTCGCCAAAGTGGAAGTGGCCAGAGCCGGACCCAGTACCGAAGTACCGATTGTGCCATTAACCAGCACGGACGGACCGCGCACACCAGCAATACCAGTGTTCAGTGCAGCCACAAGTGCCGCCCAGAAAGGCGCGCCACCGACAAGGTTTGGATACACTTCGACATTACCACCGGCAAACGGAGCAATCTGCACCGTGAAGGTGGTTGGAATTGAGCCGGCGCTGATAGTCATGCTCAGGCTATTGCCAAGTACGCCGGAATAAACCGCGTTCAAGGTGATGCCAATTACGGTTCCACCCGTGTCTTTCACAACCACAGACGCTGCAATATCAGTGCCATCGGTTACGCGTACACCCCATGCCTGTAAAATACCAGTACCTTGAGCTTGGGAAAAGGCGATGAGCAGATCAGTGGGCAAGTCGTGGATGTCAGTAAGAGCTGCAGCAGTCACACCACCAAAGATTTGGTTGGCCTGTGAGGGCGAACCCAGAAGCTGAGGAGAGTTTTTCGGACCCCAAGACGCAGTACCAACCACACCAATAACATCCGTGGCAATGCCGGTAATAAAATTGGGCGGGTTCAGGACCTGTATGTAAAGGCCCGGAGCCGGCGGTGCGGAGAGGGTGTTGAAAACGACATTTGGCATTTGAAAACTTCCCGGTTATATAGGGGGGCCATTTGACCCATTATACGAGATTCCCATAAGAATCAATAGGCTACCCAGCCTATTTTTACGGTAAAGGCTCATTTCCACTGAAGGTTTCCTGTGAAACCAGCACCTGAGTCATCAAGTCGGAGTACAAAACACCATAATCTATACCAATCCTAAAGTCACGGCGATAAGTGTCTTGCAACACATCATCTTCCCTATTAACGTCAAGTAGAAACGTCAGCCGCCCGTATGTTCCGTCAGAGAATTGGTAACCAAAAAATGCCTGGAGATAAGCCAAGCGGCTCTCAATCAAATCACTGATTTGGTCACGTTGAATAGCAGTTTGAGCCCAGACGATAATGCCAATACTACGTTTGGCACGCCGCACCTCTAACTGGATGTTGGCTCCGGCTCCCACGTTTGAGGAGAGCTTTTCAATTACTGCTGAAGCATTGGTGACAGTAATCACGGGCCCAGTTGCCGAAGCCGTCAGGTAGGCTGACAGGTTGGCATTGATGGAAGCTGCTAAACCTGTCGCTACAGTAGCGGCGGTGTCCCCGGTAACCGTAACATAGACGGTGCCGATGCCATTGACTACCATACTCACGGCGTCCCCATTCTTAGGGTTAGGAGTGCCCGCAATCGTGACCGTAGCCGGGGCGGTTGGGTTGATCTGGGTGACATTGAGAGTTGAAGTGATCCCGGCAACGGGGACAACAACTGTGCTTAAAGTCAGCGGCAACCAGCGTGTAGTGTCCGCAGCCATGCCGTGGTCATAGACTGATATGACGGGTTGGTTCTTGACTGAAACCTGCTGTAAAGTCGTTATAGGCGGCCAGCCCACACCCACAGACGGAGCCGGGGATAGAGCTGCCGTCTGCGCGGCCATATCCTGCTGGACAGTAGTAAGAATTGAACGCCAGTCAGCCATTATGGTCCAGGCCCCGCCGATACACGCTTGCAGCCCAGTTGGCTGCCGGAGATCGCCGCGTTCTGCAGCCACGGCACCATTACCACGTACTTAGCCCCAACCTCATCCACAATACGATCCCCCTCCCGAAAATGAACCCCATCCAAGGGTGGAACGTAGATAAAGAATGAGGGAAACTCAATCATACCCGGGACTTCGGGCTTGAACTGCGCCCCACCAGAGGGTCGGGGGTAGGGCACCACCCCAATCGGAATCTTTGACGCTACCGCACCTTGGGAAAGTGGAAAAGAAAACTGGCCCCCCGCACACACCAATGGAGTGGCGTTATCACTGGCTTGAGACCAGTAGCCCGTGCTGTCGGTAGTGGTGGAGGGCCGGTAAAACTGCGCCACGCGGTCAACCCGCGCTGCCACCGCGAGTTTGGAAATAGGTGGATTGTAGGCTAAGCACATGCCCCGGAATTGCTGGGTGGGGAACGATACCACTTGATCGCCGGTCCCGTACACGGGGTCGTTCAGCACAAATACGTCACCGATTTGGAAGGTGGTGGTGTCACCTATGAAATCAAACCACTGAGTTTTCATATCCAGCGGGGTCTCGTAAGTGCCATCTTTATGCACATTAGCCAACACATAAAAACTGGTATCAATTAAATTCGCTGGAGAGATATAGTCACCATTGCTGGTGGAAGTTATGCGGTATACGTTATAGGGCACGCCAACAGCACGAGCAGCGTGTCCCCTACCGCGCCAAATTTTTGACGTCAAATTTTGGTAATTAGCCACTTTAGATCAACCCGGCGAAGCCAAACTTACGTAAATTCCCAGCCCTGGCTACAGGATTCACGGGGATGTCCAAGAACGCAGCTAGTTTTTCCCGCCAAACGAGATACAAGCTCATACGTTCAGCTAATTCGGTATGCCGCGCCGTCCAGACAGAGGCAGAAATAGTGTCCAAATTTTGTGTAGTGCCTCCGTAACTAGCCTCCAAAAAATCCAGAATAGGAATGAAGCCATAAGTAGTCGTTGTAGTAATCCCGGGCATGATGGGAAGGTACGGGGGGATTTGCTGTTGGCCATTCATCACCACCTGAGCCGCCACTACACCAGTAGTAGTTACGGTTAAAGTATAGGGAATTGGGGCCGTAAAAGTACATTCCGGCAATGGGATGGAGATATTCTGATAGTTAAAGGGGCCTGTGCCGTAAGGAGAAAAACCAGAGAAACCTGCAACAACCAACGTGGCGTTTTGAAGCACCTGCTGGGATAGATTGGCTACCACACCCAAACCCGCGTTACTGTTCACATACACAGGGTCTGGGGGATTGGGAATTATCATCTGGCTTGTGACTACAACGGTGAGTACCACAGGTGAGCCAGTAAATGCCCCTGTGAAAGTGGCAACAACGGTATCGCCCACGTTAGGGGTGGGGCCGATAACGGAAACGCTGGAATAGTAGCCGCCAGTAAGTGTCGCCTCCTCAACCGCTTGGAGGTTGTTCATGCGGAACTCAAGCATACCGTAGGTTTGAAAATAGCGGTAAGACGCCGCTGTTCCGGCGGCTAAGGTGCCACCTGCTTGAGAAATACGTGGTAATCCGATGAGCGGATACCCGAGGTGGCGGCGCAAATCACCTTTTTGTTGGAGTGTGAGCGGCATTGGTCAGTACCTTGTTCAATGCCACGTAGTTTAACAGATTACAAGATAGGTAACTTATGTCGGCAGTGGGGGCAGGTCACAATCTTGGTGTTTTCATTCATAAGAGAAACAAAATTGGCGTTGACCTTCAAAAGTTGGTTTATGGTCCACCAATCC